TTGCTGCAACATGAGCCACATGGCCTCAACATAATCTCCAGCATAACCCCAATCTCTAAGAGAATCAAGATTTCCTAGATACAATTCTTTCTGCAATCCTTGATAAATTCTACCTACTGCTCTGGTAATCTTTCTGGTTACGAAGGTTTCACCTCTGCGTGGACTCTCGTGATTAAACAAAATTCCACAAGAAGCATGTAATCCGTAACTTTCGCGGTAATTTACAGTCAAATGATGTGCATATACTTTTGCACATCCATATGGAGAACGCGGATAGAAAGGAGTAGTTTCTTTCTGTGGAACTTCCTGAACCTTACCATACATTTCGCTGCTGGATGCTTGGTAATACTTTATTTGTTTTCCATATTTTTCTTGATAGCATTTTACCGCTTCAAGAACATGCAAAGTACCAATACCATCTATTGTGCCTGTGTATACAGGCATGTCAAAAGAAACTCTTACATGGCTTTGTGCACCCAAATTATAAATCTCATTTGGTTGAGATTTTTCTATCATTTGATATATACTATTATAATCACTCAAATCACCATAATGAAGAAAAAATGTTTTATTATAAACTTCTGGATTATTGATGTGATGTTCTAACCGAGATGTATTAAAAGAAGAACTTCTTCTTATTAATCCATGGACAATGTATCCCTTGGACAACAAAAAATCAGCCAAATAACTTCCATCTTGTCCTGAAATACCGGTTATAAATGCTATTTTTTTCATATATAAATTACCACCATTTAAAAAATAATTCATCTCTGTCATTAAGATTTTTAAAATCTAATTTTGGATCTGGATATAAATTATTATCATTTTCTGTTAAATTACACAATTTTTTATTAATAAATGATAATTCGACTACTGCAGGTATTTCATTTAATAAACCACAACAGTTATTTCCATGAATATGGAATATTTTATGAGTTTTATTTAAATTAAAAACTATATTATAAAAATAATCAATATTAAAATTATGTAAATGAAATTCTACAATTAATTGCTCAATATTTTGTAATACATTCTCTTCTATAGAACTTAAACATTCAAATTCATACCCTTCTATATCCATTTTTAAAATTATAGGAGAAGTTAAATTTAAAATACTATTAATATTTTCTTTCGTAATATTTAATTTATTGTAAGTAAAACCTAAAGGTAAATTACTATTAAATTCGCATGTGCCATCAAACAAATCAACTGTACCAGAAAAATACTTTTGCAAATCTATTTCACAAGATATATCATTATCTACACCAAATCCATAAATTTTTTGATTTTTTATTGGTGTCTTTGCAAAAACATAACCACCATCATGATTATTGCCAAATCTTTGTTTTTCAAATATTATTTTTTGAGGAATTAATAAATTTTTCATATATCTAATGTATCTCCTTTTGGTTTTCTTTTTCTATTAACTGTATCTTTTTTGGGTGGATTAAGCATATCATCAAAGCGTTTCATGTCAAGATCTGTCAAACCAAAGAAATCTCTGCGTCCAATATCAATTCCGGCATAGGTTTCATTAAACCAATTATGAAAATCCTTATCGTTCTGCTGTTCTGCAAACTTGTATTGAACATATTTTTCTTTCTTTTCTTTGTTTATTATTCGCACAAAAGAAAACCAGCAAATCTGCGTTAGATAGCCAAAAGGACTAGTAGATTTGCTGGGATCAAAATTATTAATATAAGTTATGCAATTTAATACTGCATCTGATACCATTTCTTCTCTATAGGGGTAATTTGCAAAATTTGGTCGGTATGATAAACGTGAAGCAATTTTAAGAATACATTCCCCTATAAAATCGGGAAGCTTTGGTTGTTTTTTTCCTGCATTTTCGGCATCATCACGTTTTTTACGATATTCTACTAAAGCATCATATAACTCTTGATTACTTACGTAATCTGCATCGGATGCTTTCTTTTTCTTTTTAGGTTGTTTCACACTAATATTATAGCCAGATTTTTAACATATGCAAGTATTATCTTATTAATCTAACATGTTCCCATTCAGTTCCATTAAATACATTTTTGTATTTGTATTCACCAGCTGGCTGATTACTTTCTATAAAATGATATGAGCGTTGAGGAATACAAAAACTTAAAAAACAATAATTTCCATTGGTTGTTGGATGATTGAATGGATCATCTCTAGCATCTACTAATCTATTATTCATTTTATTAATAAGTAAACCTGAGATAGATTGGTCATGGCGGTGGCCAATTTTACCATATTCGTTTACTTCATAGTCCCACGATCCCAATCCAGCACACTCTTCAATACAATTCCAATATTTCCATTCTTCGGCAAATTCAATAGATTTTTTATTTTTTTGTAAAACAATCATTCCGGATGCATGCTGTAGGCTATATTTGTATTCTTTCATATTCATTTTATTCATACATTGTTCTAATGTAAAATTTTCATGGGTATGATCGCCAATCCATTCATTATTGCACACCCATAAAGCAGAAGATGATAAAATACCACCATTATACGTGCACATCTGTTTAATAACATCTAAGTTATACAAATTATAATCAATTTTTTTGTTAATCCACCATTCTGGAGATACATCATTATAAATTACATAGTCGCCTTCATTTGCTACTTTCAATGCTTCACAAATAATAAATGGTTTATAACATCTTCCGTTAATTGCTGGATCTGGATTATCTAATAATTTTTTATTATCTTTATAAAAAGTAGTCTTTAAAATATCTTCCCATTTCCAAAATGAAAAATCACGTATTCCAAATTGAGAATTTTGTAAAAAAAGATTTAATATAAAATCTTGTGTTTGGGAATATTTGCCACCTTTTCTTCCATATCTGTCATCAGAAACAGTGGCTAAAATTACTTTTTCAGTCATAGTTTTTGTGCAGTATTTAAACATCTTTTCAACATATCTAAATTACGATTAAAAAATTTTGTTTCATTCATATTTTTTTTCCATTCTTTCCAAGACTGAGCATTAAAATCATTTTTACTAATGTGTTTTATTTTTTTATAAAAAGTTTTTAAATTTTTAAATGATTTTATGTTTATTGACCTATTATTTATACTACGATTTGAATCGTGAAAATATTCTACTGTGCTTTTTTTAAAAGTCAAAAATCCAATTGCATAATACCATGGAACATATAAAAATTTTAATTCATCATCTTTTTTATTTGCCGATTTAATTTCAATTTTATGTATTGATGGTTTCTTTAATCTCAAATCTAATAAAAAAAATACAACATGGCCATCTTTAACATGAACAATTTTATTCATTTTATTATACACTTCAAAATGAAATCCACGAAATGTATATTTTTTTGAAAATGAAGTGCTTACTTGTTTAATATCAAATTTAAAATTATTAGTAGTTACATTAAATTTTTCTATAAAAAATCCTCTATTATCTTTATAGATTGGTTTGGAAAAAATAAAATAATCAATATTGTAATTCATATTTTGGAAAATATTTTACATAAACAATATCAGTTGCAATGCAGTGATTTTTAATTTTATTTTTTATTTCATCAAAAAAATTCCAAGCCAAAGGTATTATTACTATTTTTTCTTTTTCATTTTCTAATATTTTTACGGATGTAATCGGAATATTTGATCCCGGAGTAAATTTTCCATGTTTTAGTGGATTATCATCTATTATATATTCAACTAAAGGATATTTTATATTTGCAAAATTTAAAACAGTCATTCCCTTAGCTGCAGCACCATATCCAATTATTTTATATCCTTCATTCTTTAATTGTTGTAATCCATTTCTTAAATTATCAACAATATTAATTGCATTTTTTCTAAATTCTTCATATTTAATCATAGAATAAAGATTTTTATTAGTTTCTTTCTTTAACTGTTCTGCAACGGAAATTGATTCATTTTTTATTAAATTAATTTTAAAGACATAACTATTTCCATGTATGGGAACAATATGAACATCATTTAAATGTAACCCTGCTTTTTCAACAATAATTTTTATTGAATTTGTATTAAAAAAAGAAAGATGTTCATGATAAGCAGTATCAAATTGATTTTCTTCTATCATATTTGCTTGTGATGTTTGTATATACAAATCAGTATTTTCATCCATTACAATTTTACATGAATTTAAAAATTTTAAAATATCATTTGTATGAGCAAAAACATTTTGGGCAATTATAATATCAAAAGGTTTTTTAATTTCATCAAGCAACTCATTTGCAACTTTATCATTCCAGTAAGAAACTTTAACATTGATACCATTTGTTATTGCATAAGGTGTGATATTTTCTGCGGGATCTACTCCCCATACTTGGCACTTTCTTTTTAAAAAATGCTTTAATTGTGATCCATCATTGCAAGCAATGTCCAGCACATTAATATTATTTTTATTTTTATTTTTTAAAACAAAATCAGCAAACCAAGAAAAATATTCATCTAAAGTTTTGGAAGTGCCACTGACATATGAATATGTTTTAAACATTTCATCTGGATTAACAACTATACTTAGTTGATTGTGAAAGCATATCGGGCATACACATAAACTTAAAGGATATACATCTAAAACAGATGTATTATCGTGGTAATTATTTGCAAGAGGTTGGTCGCCTAAATTTAAATACTCAACAATTTCTTTTCCGCAGCAACGACAATTATTTATTTTATCATATTTATTCATAATTTTTTCCATCCGAGCGTTTGGATTTTTTAACCTTTTCTACAATTTCAGATACTTCTTTAGTAATTAATTTTGGTGTACCAACAAAATTATAATTAAAAACATTTTTAAATTTATCAGAATTTATGGAAAAATCAAGAGCATTTCCCAATTTTCCTCCCATAATTTTTGAAAAATATGTTTCATCTGTTACATTTATTTTTGCTCCAGTCAAATCTGATACAATATTTGCATATTCTTCTACTGTACCATTAAATGAAGATAAATTATAATACCCTTTCCGGTTAGTTTTATTTTCTATAATCAATTCAATAGCTTGTATCAAATCATTAAGATACAAAATAGGTCGTCTAATTTTAGGGTTTAACAATTTTATTTCATTTTCCAAAACTGCAGTCTTAACCATCATGTTGAACATTATGTCTTCTCTTAGATTGTCTGAGTATCCGTTTACTGTAGCAAATCTTAACCCATAAAATTCTATGTCTGGGTGAAGTGACATCACTTCATCTATACTTTTTTTAGTAAAATCATAAACATTTTTTGGACTTAAAAGAATATGATCTTCTGTAACTTCATCATCTTTAATTCCATTATAAACACTTGAACTACTAGCGTAAATAAATTTTTGTTTTGAATTTAATTTTAATATTAAATTTGTAAAATTATCCAAATTATTTTTAATAGCAGAATTTTTAATACTATTGATAGCCATTGCTGTTGATGAATGGCCAGCCAATAATATTACTATATCATATTTTTCTATGAATTCTTTTGTTAAATTTTTAAAATCAATTATAAAATTATTTGGATTAACAACATTTCCATACCATTCTAAATCAACAGTATCTACTTTATATAAAGGATTGCTGTTTAAATAAACAAAAAGTTTACTTCCAATATAGCCACAACCACCAATTATTAATATTTTTTTACTTTCCATTTATTTCATTCTTATAAAAAAAAGCATAATCTGTACAAATACCTAAACAATTTATTTCATTTATATTTATATTTGTTTTATCTAAAACAACAGATATGCCATATTTGTTTTTGTATTTTGGATAACACCATGGAATTCCTTTGCTGGTCAATGTGTAATAATCATTTTGGTGCCAAAAATAATGAAGACCATCTGCTTTCAATTGTTCCATAGCTTCTATATTTTTTGCATGAAACCAACCCGGCAAAGAATTTAAAAAATTTACAGATGTTTCGTATAAAGGAATATCGTGTCCCAAAAAATATTTATTATTTACTCGCCACACATCCACTTCAATATCAAATCCATTTTTAACACAAGCAACAAGATAGTCGGGGTGATTTTCAAATTCTGGATTTGGCCCATATAAATTTCCTCTGTGTGCTATTATTTTCATATTGATTGTAAATATATATTTAAATCTTCTGGTGTACCAATTCCATGCATTTTATGCACAAAAAAAGGTATTAAAGATTTTTTATTTTTAATAAATTCATTGTATACAGGAGCAATATAAAATTCATTATTTACTCTTATGTTTTTGTTTATCATTTTTTCTGCACAATCTACAAAATCTTTACCTTTACGATACCAATATATACCACAAGTTGCAATATTAGAAATTGGATTTTTTTCTGCAACTTCAGTTACAAATCCATTTTTATTTGTTTTTACAAATGACCATTTTGGGTGTAGAGCATTGAATGTGAAAACTATACCATCTACGTTTGTAAGATTTTTAATAGATAAAAAATTATCTTTGCTATATTCTATAATTTGATCCGAATTAGCTATCAACAAATCGTCATCGTCATTTATGAATTCTTTGGCTAATAGCGCTGTGCATGCCGCACCTTCTGTCAAACGATCTACTTCAACTATTTTGTATTTTCCATTTGTTATTTTATTTAAAGTTTCTTTTAAACCTGAGTATTTTATAATATGTTCTTTTCTTACTAAAAAAATATATTCTGCATCAAAATTTAAATTTTCAACAACTTGTTGGATCATCGGTTTACCCAATACATCAATAAGTGGTTTGGGAAACGTATAACCCTCAGATGAAAATCTACTGCCTTCTCCGGCCATAGGAATTAATATTTTCATAGCTTGGCCTCCAGATCTTCAATCATTGTTTTTATATATGAAAGATTTACGTAATTGGTATTTTTTACTGGTAAAACGTTAGATGCACTTGAAAGAAACGCTGCCCTCAATCCAATATCAGAATCTTCAACACAGAGAGTGCTCTTGGGATTTACATTTAATTTGTTTATGGCAAAATTATAACATTCTGGATTTGGTTTGTTGTTCAAAACATCTTCGTTAGTAACAAGAATATCAATATAATCTAGCTGTCCTGTGGCTTTTAACATCTCCACTGCCGTTTCTTTTATTGAATTCGTAACACATCCTATTTTATATCCACACGACTTCAAATACTCGTGCAATTCTATTTTTTCAAACATTATTTTAGAATTGTTTTTTATAATTTTTAATGTATATTTTTGTTTTAATTTATTAATTCTTGATGCATGTTTTTCATTTATATCTAACATGTTAAGTTTTACACGTGTTGGCAAGCCATTAAATTTTTTTAAATGATCTTCTTTTGTTATGGCATCGTAGCCACAATCTTCTAAAGCTGCATTTAAAGCTTTATAATGCCAATCGCAGGCATCTACTAAAACACCATCCAAATCAAATAATATGGCTTCAAGTTTTTTCATGCTGAGTGTGGTAGGTAATAGTAATTGTTGTTGTGTCCTAGTTGATCTACATCATCAAGTATTTTGATATTATCATAACTAATTTTTTTTGATAGCTGGTGAAGTGTGCCATGCATTCCATTTCTTTCCCCGCCATGATATAGTTCACCTATTGAGTTTGCAAAATCAATTAAATATTTTTTAGGGAATGCATAAAAATTATCACAAGTATAATTTAAATGATTGCAATCTTTTTCTCTAAATAAAACATTCATTTTATTAAAATCATAAGACAATTTTGACATATCTTGTGAAAATAAAATATCAAATCTTGTACTGATAATAAAATCTAAGTCTTCATCCACCAGTTGATTTAATGACTCAGCATAGGTTTGTTGCATGAATGAATTACCAAAATCTTTTGTGGAGCATTTGGTTGGATTGTACATTTCTATTAATTGATTCAGATATTCATGGGGGTATGTTGTCAAGTAAATAGAAACATCATGATCTTTTTTAAATGGTTCAATTAAATTTTGATTGACATTTGGTGGACAACAATCAAATTTTCTTACTCTTCCAATTCTTCCAACTCTATCTCTAGAATTTGCTTTTTCTCCATCTAAATGGGAAATTCCAACTATAGATATTCCAATTTTCATATTTTTTATCATTTCTTAATGAATATATACATCATGTTGTTTATTTTTAAAGACTAAACCTTTATCCACATAGTGGCTTTTATATCCAGGACTATATAATTTCCAATCACTCTCAGCAATTTTTCTAGTTTCTTCTGTCATCTTTTCATCATATATTAAACCATGTTTTGCTAATTTTTCTATCCAATATGATGCTGGTTGACAATTTACATGATGCCAACCACCTTGTCCGGGAGTTGCATGCGTAATCATAACAATTTTTGCTTTTGCAAAATCTTTAATAAAATTGTTAGAATATTGTTCTTCGACATGTTCAACAAATTCACATGACCAACAAAAATCAAATGTATCGGAAAGATTGCTTTCGCCATGGGCATAATCATGATGAAGCATATAATCTTTCATTTTACTATTTTCTATACAAAAAGGATGTCCTTCAATTCCCTGAACATTACATTCATTATCATGAAAAAACTTTGTTGATATTCCCATACCACATCCAACATCTAATACACTTTTAATATTATATTTGTCTATTACATATTTCCATAAAATTGGATGATATGTTGCATTATCTCCTATATTTTCTTGTGTAGAAAATCCACCTAAATGATCTAAATTGCTCATAGTTCTAATACGCTCCTTACATTATGATTATTGTGCTCGTGCCAAAGTCCGTAACTATCTATCTGTCTTTGTTGGTGTCCTATTCGTTCACATGTTTTAATTTTATTATATTCTGAATCAATACAATCAGCAAGATAATGTTCATGTACATGTGGATTTCTATTTTGCCTATCCTGTTTCCAATAAGCAAATATATTACTTTTTGGTTTTATCATAAAAAAATCACCAATATAACAGTTTCTTCCAATATGATTTATAGGTGATACAAAGGCATCAAAATCGGTATCAAAAACATTTTTAAAGTATTCATCATTTACAATATAACAATCTAGTTGAGAAAATAAAACATATTCATAATTTTTCCACATGTTATACATGTCAGATTGTGCTTCTGGAATACCATAATCGTATCCACCTTCGTTTTTTGTAGTTAATATAATTTCTACTTTTGTATCAAATAAACTTCTTTTTTTAATATCATCTAAAGATGTATTTGTATTATTACAATGTAATATAATTTCAAAATTATTTTTTAAAAACTCGCTTTTATTAAAAAATAAAGATGAATAATATATTTCATCCAAATGTCTATGAAAAGTGTAAAATAGTAATTTTTTCATTTTTTATATTTTTTTAGGTAATCTTGTTTGCTATAATATTCAACTAAATCTTGTTTATTCATTTGTTTAATTTTTGAATGCAATTCTTCATTTTTATTGAATTGTTCTTTTCTTATACTTGGAGGATGTTCTTGATGAAAGACTAATCCTTTAATCCATGATACTTTGTACCCCAATTTAACAAAACGAAGACCTCTTTCCTCATCTTCTGGACCCCAATCAATATAGTTTTCATTTTCCATAAATCCAGATCTATATGAATCGGTTTTAAAAAATTGAACATGACCATAACGACAAAAATATTTATTTAAATGTGTTATATGAATATCATTCAAATCTAATGAATTATAAAAATTTATAGTATCGTATGCATTTGGAAATATCTTAATCTGATCCATTTGTTCAAACCTATATGGATAAATTAAATCATAATTTTGTTCCAAAATTAACTGTTCAGCTTGTCTATATGTCTCTGGATAAAGAATGATATCCGCATCATAGTTTGCAACTACGGGAGTGTCTACTAAGTGTAACATCTCATTCAGTAATTTGGTTCTGTGAAATATACCAGTATTATTTTTTTCAAAAAAATATCTAATACGATTATTAGAATCTACAAAAAGTTTTTGTTCTAAATCACTCTCTTTTATAATAATTTTACAATCAGTATTTTTAAAAATATATTTTAATGTTGTTTCAACATTATTTTTTCTTTCTACACTATCAATTTTAACAGGTATTATTAAAGTAGTTTTTAACATAAATTATTCAAAGAATTAATATATTCATCTACAGTCACGGATACATCAAATTTATTTTTAAAATATTCAAAAATAAAAGGTCTGTATTTTTCATTCTCTTCGTTCATTATATTTATATCGTTTATAAAAATATTTTTATCTTGTATTGTATCATATACTTTAATGAATGGCAAATCAATATCCAAATTTAAAGAAGCATTCTTTGATACAACCACACTACAACCTGAAGCAATTGCTTCTTTTATAACACCAACATCTCCTTCAAATGATGATAATAATATTATTGTACTATATTCTGTCATTTTTGAATAAACTTGCTCTCTAGACCAACTTCCAAGATATTTTGTTTTTCCTACATCCATTTCTTTAAAATTTGGATCAATATTTTGTCCTACAAAATCAATATATAAATCATTAGAAAATGTTTGTTGTAATAATGCTTGATTTTTTCTACCTTCTATTTTTCCAATTACCAAAGATTTTTTATTTCCTTTATTTTTTCTAAAATTTATAAATTCATTTTCAGATATTCCACATCTACATAAACCTAAAAATAAGTTTGGATTTATTTGTTTTGCGTGCATATTTGATATATGAGCTTGTCCAAAATATGCATCTATATTTGTGAATAAACGATTAAAATGATTTTTTGTATGTTCTAACCACATACTTGTATATGGATGATATGGAGAATGTGAAGTTGATACTAAAGAATAATTTTTATTTTTGTATAAATCTTCCGCATATTCATCATAGTGTACATGTACTATGCAATCATTATTTTTTGTTATATCTCGGACTATATTATTATAATTTATAGAATCATTTACTAAAGTAAATTCTTGATTTCTTATTTTAAATTCCTTGATTATATGTGTTAAAGTGTTTTCTATTCCACCCCATCCATTTTTTCCTGAAATGGGAATTTGTAATAATCCTGGTCCAACCAATACGATATTTTTATTAATTGTACTTTTCATTATATAATTTTGTCAATATTATTTGAATTGCGTGATTCACGTACCGATTTTCTTTTTGTGCTATAAAATAATTTTCTATTATAGCATCTAAATTATTAATATAATAATCTTTTGTTAAATTTTTAATTTCATCAAAATTTATATTTTTTAAATTTATTATACCTTTTGGATTAAATATGTTGTAAACATGTTCAGAACCCCAATAAATTGGTAAAGTGCATGTCATAAAACAATCAAGTATTTTTTCTGAAAAATAATTATTGGTATCATCATTTTCAACTGCTATTGAATAGTAATAATCCACTAAACCTAAATCTTTTTTTTCAATAGGATTAAATCCTCTTCCATATACATCAACAAAATTTTTAACAGATTCTAATATGTTAAGTCTAAATTTATGTCCATCTAAAAATTTATTATTAGATGATATCATGCTAACTAATTTTGTTTTTTTTGGTAAAAAAATTGGATTTAAAATCCATGATATATTTGAAGGATGCATATATTCTATATCATATTTTTCAGTTAATTCTGGTATACATGAATAAATTTTGTAATATTTTTTACGATTGTTTTCATCAGATAAAAAAGATAAAACATTTCTATATTTCAGAACGGCTGGGCTTTCTTGTAAAATTAAAATATTATATTTTTTTAATGGATCATACGATGCACAATTTATTGAAATGTGAATACTCATATTATTGAAATGTGTATTATTTTCAAGAATTGCCTTTAAAGTTGGAGACCAATCATCAGTGTCGCAAAATATATTTACCATTAAATTATTTCCCAATTATCACAATATGTATCATACCACACAGTAGGTGCTCCGGGTGCAGATCCATACCAATTTTTTGGAGCAATTACTTTATTTGAATTGCTTAACCATGCTCCCCACCAACTAAAAGAGCTGTTTGCCATTATATGGTAGTCACATAAAGTCATCAAACACATGTCTTCAAATTTATTAAGATTTTCAAACATTTTAAAATCTTTTCCAACTTGTTTAAAAAATAAAGATGCTTTATTTAAATCATCACTGAATAATACGATGGTTGCATCTTTTGGTAGTATATCAAGTGCAGTTAAATAATATTCCGGAGTTGGTCTGGGATAAACATCAGAAAATCTTTCATAATCACCAAATCTCATATGTATTGAAATAATTTCATTATTCAATGATTGTTTTAAATTTTTACATTTTTCTTTAATAGAATTGTTAAATGTAAATTCTTTTAAAATATCATCTTTGTATTGTTTAAAATATTTTTCAGTTTGAAAATATCCATATAGATCTTTATTATCTTTTATATTAAAAAATTCTGGAACAAAAAGATTAGTCTGTTCTTGTACCTGTGATACTGGAATAAATCCTGTAGAATCTTTAGCTGTTAAATTTGGAAAACAATCTTGTAAACATAAATCACGATAATCATCTTCTGCATTTCTGCAAGAAAATGGTATTCCAAATTCGTAATTATTATATTTAGCTATTGAATATAGAGTTGCATATTGAAACATCTGATTTCCAAGTCTACCTCTACGGCCCATGTATTGATATGTTATCATTGTGTTTTAATCCAATCTAAAATATGTGTTGTTGGAGCCCAACCAGTTAGTTTACAAAATTTAGCATATGAAGATAGATTATTTACAGCCTCTCCTTTTCGCTCTTCAATAAAAATAATATTATTATCAATTGATTTAGCTAAATCTATTACTTTAACAGTTTTTCCATAACCTATATTAAATACATCTGCTTTTGTTAAAGAATATTTACTTTTCCATGAACGCATACATTCTATATTTGCATTAATAATATCTTTTACATATATAAAATCTCTCTCCTGTAATCCATTACCTACAACAGTAAGAGATTCTTTATTTAATTTTTGTCTTAAAAAAATTCCGGTAACCAGTGCATATTGTCCTTTAGTTGGTGCTCTTTCTCCAAATACATTAAAATATCTCAAAATACAAGATTTGATACCATACATATCATAATAATTTTTTAACAAAAGTTCCGCACAGTATTTTGTAGATGCATATGGATTTAAACAATTTTCTTTGTTTTCTTCTGTGATGGGAAATGATTTTGACAATCCATATATAGAAGATGTTGATGAAAAAACTAAACCATCTATATTATTGGTTTTACAAACTTCTAATAAATTTAATGTTCCACCAACATTGACATCAATTGCTCTGGTAGGATTTTCAATAGCATTTTGTAAACGTGATTCTGCAGCCAAATGAAAACAGAACTCACATCCCTTAGATATATCAATAAGTTTTTCTCTATCACAAATGCTAACCTTGTGATAGGTTGCTTTATTATTAAAATAAAATTTTTCATTATTTGCAGAACAATCATCTACAACAATAACATCGTGCTGTAATTCGACTAAAGCATCTACTAAATGGCTACCAATAAAACCACAACCACCTGTAACTAATATTTTCATTTCATAAACTCCGAATAAGAATATGCAACTTTCTTTTTAAGATCTGTGGTCGAATAACCATGTGATCTATCAGTATATATAACCTTTACAGGGAGGTAATCTGCTGTAAATTTTTTATCTCTATAATCATCACCCAAAAATCTAACATCATACCAACCCAATTCCAATTTTATAGCAAGATTGTGTTCATCCGTGTAAGGTATGACATCATCAACATAACGAATAGACTTTAAGATTTCCATTCTTTCTTCCAACGAATGAACTGGTTTCATTTTATTTCGTTCGCATGATGGATCATCATGCAATAAAACAGTAAGATGTGTACATTGTTCTTTGCAGAATTTAAATAGTTTGCAATATCCGGGATGAATTAGATCAAAAGCCCCTGCAACTACTCCACGTGTTTTGCAGAAAGTGTTTCTCCATTCAAGAGCATTTATAGCCTTATCGTCAATAATTACATCATAAGTTGGTTTACGATTCATTATAAGTTCATCATGATAAACATTCCATTCTTTTAGTTGTTGTTTTGTCAATTCAGTCCAGTCTTTTCCGCTACTAGATCCTCTTCCAGTAAATATTAATATTTTATGGCGCAATAACCAAAGATTATTGACTCTTTCAATGGCTTCTTTAATTGGTTTTGCTGTAGCATAATCTCCATTTATGGCTTTTGTACAAAGAGTTTCGTCAAGATCAAAACAATAAATCATTAGATCACCGAGTGTAAAATAATTTCATGAACACATTCAACAACACCATAATCCGTAGAATCTACCCAAAAATCTATAAGGGCTTTATCTTTATAAACTGTTCTTAGTTGGTTATTTGGGCTAAAACCAAACAAAATAATATAATCTATATCATTATCTTTACAATATAAAGCACAATTTAAAATATTTTTAGAATTGCCAGATGAACTTATTAAAATAACCAAGCTATTTGTTGTTGAAAATTCTGAAAGATATTGAGAAAATGCATTCTCATATCCATAATCATTTGCATAGCACGTCAATCTGGCGCCATCTGTAAAAGCAATTCCTTTTTTCTTTAATGCTTTTGTATAATCTTCGGCAATATGAGCAGAAATAGCATTACTTCCGCCGTTTCCTAAAATTATAATTTCTGAATTATTTCTTAATACAATTTTTTTTAAATAATCTAAATTATCTGAATTTAAATTATGCAAAGCATCGTTTATTTGTGATATAAAATTATTCATATAACTCTTTGAACTCCTGTTGTACTCAGTGTTAGTTTAAAAAATCTAGTATCTGTGGGTAATTTATCATTAGGGAAAAAACATAAAAAGAATCCACCATTACCTGCTCCGCATAACTTGTGAGATATACAGTTTGGATAATTTTTTAAATATTCATCCATATCTTTTATTAATTGATCTTTTAAAACATCTTTAGATGATTTTTTCTTTTCTTCCCATCCTCGTGATAAAATGGATAAAAATTTTTCATACGAACCATTTAAAATATATTTTTCAGATTCATCTACCAAAGGATTAAAAACATCATCATCTGGAGTTGAAACCGATTTCAATACTTCAGTAGAATTTCTTGTTAATCCAGTAAACATCAAATATGGAGTAAAATAATCAAAAAACTTTGTTGGCAAAAAAGTATATTTTGGTAATCCTGATTGTGTAAATTCAATCTTTTTAAAACCACCGATACAACAACCGAATACATCTTGTTGGCCTAATAATGGATTTGCTATTTTTTCCAAATAATGCGATCTAACTCCACATTCAATATCTGAAATAGGATCATTTTTAAATTCAGATATTGCTTTTGATATTGCACATGCATAAGACGAAGATGTAGCCAATCCAGATCCATGTGAAAACACATCACTGGTAAGATGAATTGAGCAAGGAGTCACGTTTTCTTTTTCAAAAAATATTTTGACTAATGAATTTTTTATTTCAGAAATAGAAGAAACTTCTTCTCTTACTGAATAATTTACAATATATTTTTGTTCTAATGTGTTTTTACCTATTAAATCTTTATATATAGAAACATAAGTATAAATTTTTGGCGTAAAAGATATTACAGAACCTTTTTTATGTTTTTGAATATAGGAATCAAGATCACTAGATCCACCAATTAAAGAAATTCTAACAGGACATTTTACTGTAATCATATAGATATAACCTCGTCTGGAAATATACTATTTTTATCTATCAACGGTCTAGCAGTAATTGATTCCCATTTATTATTGCTTTCTCTGTCATCTGCTTGAACAAAGAAAGGTTTATTGGGAGCCAAAACTTTATGATGTTGAAGAATGCTAGCAACACCAATATCTACTGGTTGTTTATAATGATAAACAAACAATTTGGTAACATTTGCTACATTTTGTTTAAATTGATCTTTTAAATAAAGAACAGCGTGTGTGCTTAAAATATTACCAATACGGAAAAAATCCTTATTATATCTTTTAGTCATATAATAAGGATTGCCGGAAGATGTTCCCACATATACACCATCTATTTCTTCTGAGACTTCTAATATCGGATCAAAATCTTCTGTTATTTTAGCATCATCTTCTAGAATTAAAAGTGGAATATCTTTGTATGTTTCTAAAATTTTTACATGAGACATACCACAACCAAAACCATACCAATTTTTTTCTATAGGAGGATCTATCTTATCTGGTGTCAATCCAGAAAAACGAATATGATTTTTAAAACCATAACGTTCAAATTGATCTACCATTTTTTTAGCATTTTCGGTATCTTTATCTAAATTAATCCAAACAACCGGTATTTCTCTTAAATCAATAATCATAAGACCTCGTAATAAATATATTCATAAAAATAAAGTTGTCAACTTATTTAGTTGACTTTTTTTCATAGTATTCTATAATGAAAACAAATGAATCTAGAAGATTTAAAAAACCACATTACAAAAGATTCTCAAGTAGATGATACTGAACTGGGCAAAGAGGCTACCAAAACCCCTCAACTGCATGGTAAGTATCTTAACATCCTTGCTGATATCAAATTGATGCTTGGTAAGCAACAAAATGATTTGGCTATCATGAAACTTCGTATGTGGAAAATCTATACAGGCAAAGCCAGCCAAGAAGAATTGGAGGCGTGGGGTGAAGAGGCTTCTGATTATACTTTGCTTAAAACCGATGTAGAGAAGTTCATAGAGGCTGATCCAAAGATCATCGAACTTAAATCTAAAATTCTTTTGAACGAGACCAAACTTAAAATGGTAGAAGAATTTATCAAGGCTTTGAATAACAGAAATTTTATCATCAAGTCTGCTATTGACTGGTTCAAAATGAGTCAGGGTATTGTCTAACCACCTAAATATTAGGTGGATATAGACGTTGAATCTGTAGATGAAGTTCGTTACTACATCAAAGCAGAAAAAGGAATCAAGCAAGAATTACGAGATTACTTCTCGTTCATGGTACCCGGTGCCCAGTATATGCCTATGTTCAAACGGCGTATTTGGGACGGTAAAATTCGTTTGTTTGATATTCTATCATCCACCCTACCACGTGGATTGAAAACATATCTTCAAAAATTTGCAGATGACCGCAAGTACAGTATATCCATAAAAGAAAGTGAGAAAAAGTTATGTATAACCCCGGAACAACTTCAGGAATACTACAAAACTTTAAAGGTCTCGGTCAAGAAGCAGGCCGTGGATATGCATCCTCACCAATCTCAGGCAATCGTACACGCTATAAACAATCAAAGGTGTGTAATCATATCTCCGACAGGCTCTGGAAAAAGTTTGATAATATACGTCTTGCTCCGCTTTCTCCAATCCGTGTTAAAATCAGACAGAAAAATATTGATATTGGTTCCCACGGTTGGCTTAGTAAATCAGATGGACTCTGATTTTTTTGATTACTCGAAATCAGATACATCGTGGTCATGCAAAAAATATATTCACAAAATAAGTGCCGGGGCAGATAAAGATACAAGTAAACAAATAATAGTTTCTACTTGGCAATCAGTTTATAAACTTTCGAGAATATGGTTTGATCAGTTTGATGCAGTTATCTTTGATGAATGCCACCAAGCAAAAGCCGAATCAATCAATCTGATTGGCCAAAAGATGACTAAAGCATGGTTCAGAATCGGTACAACAGGAACGTTGGATCAAGCACAAGCACATCGTTTGAGCATTGAAGGCATTCTTGGGCCGGCAGTTCAGTTCATACAAACAAAAAACCTAATGAATAAAGGGTTGCTTGCAACCCTAGGTATTGATTGCATACTGTTGAAATACTCAGAAGAAGAAAAGCAATCACTAAATAAACAAAGATACCCTGATGAATTGAAATGGATCGTTGCGAATGAAAAAAGAAACGAATTCATCAAAAACCTCGCCATCTCAACAAAAGGAAATACGCTCATCCTCTTCAACTACGTTGAGATCCATGGCAAGCCACTCCACGATGTCATACAGGCATCAAGAGGCAATAGACCGGTATATTTTATCTCTGGAAAAACAGAGGCTGATACAAGAGAACGAATACGCAAGGTTGTGGACAAAGAAAGCAATGCAATTCTTGTGGCGAGTTTTGGTACCACTAGCACTGGGATTAACATTGTTAACATCGATAATATTATATTTGCTTCTCCTACTAAATCTATAATTCGTCTTCTTCAAAGTATTGGTCGGGGACTTCGTGTATCTTCAAAAAAGAAAACACTGAAAGTTTTTGACATTGTAGATGATCTTTGCTACAAGTCATATAAGAATCATGTGTATAGACACTTTGAAGAACGATTAAAAATATACAAAAAAGAAAAGTTTGACTATAAAATAGTCAGCATGCCTTTTGAGCAACCCACTAAAGATAAATAATGTAGGAGGGCTGCTATGTCTGACTTAGTACCCGAGAATCCTTTCAAAGGGATGATACGAGTTGTTAAACTTATGAATGGCGAAGAACTGTTAGGAATAGTTCGTGATGTTACTTCAGACAAAATAACAATGCTTCTTCCTGCCAAAGTTGAGACAGCATACACCAAAGATGAAAATAGTGTATTTGTCGAATACATTAAATTGATGAATTATGCTATCAATATAGACAATGAAGAAATTACATTAAATCGAAATGCCGTTCTTTATATAGGTCATCCAATAAAAGAATTGGAAAAAATGTATGAAACATTCTTCTATACAATGAAAACAAATCCAGAATCATTAAGACAACCAAATTCACCAGAAGAAGTAGTTGGTCCAGAAGCAGGATTGCAGATGTTAAATGAATTATTCAATAATGAAGATTTTGTAAATTTTGTTAACGATCTTATTGATTCATTCGAGGGAGAAGCAGCAATAAATGAAATTCTGGATGAAGAAGATGAAGAAAATATTCAAAATCTTTTGTCAGAATCCTCTATAAGCGATCTTGAACCTGAAGAGGCTCCCAAGCCACCAAAACGCAAGAAACGCTCCAGAATGAAACCAGAAACTAATGAAATGCCTTTTAATCCTGATGCTAATCCAAATTCAGCAGAAGGATGGTCTGATAACCCTCAAGATTATCTTTAATAAGTGTTTTTCAGATCATTTGGAGCATCGGGGCAGAATGTATAATATGAATATTTAAATTGGCAAGTTGCTTTTTGCAATATAGCATCTGCGCTGTCTGATTGGAATTGAATTCCACTAAGTTTCATTGGAAGAATATAATGGAATAAAATTTTGTTTGATGGGCACTGTGTAGTAGGATCATAAATGTTTAATGTCGCTTGATGATGCCAATCTTGGTAATCCAGATTATATTCAGTATCAGTATCAATATTTGCCATATTTCTCATCCATGAGTATATGCTTTTCCAGTTTTCTAAATTTGAATCTACAATAAATTCAACATTCAAAGTTTCATAGTTGAATTGTAATGTTGGCACCGGGATTGTTGTACCAAAGATTGTTGGCTGATTTACATCGGGTACTGTGCAACCAGGTAAATTTGCTTTCTGGCAATTTAATTCAAATTGATTTGTTCCTCTTCCAAAGAACAAAGTAAAATAACTGTTGTACAGGGGATTTATATTTGAAGTACAGCTCATAAAATTATTTATCCAAAACGAAAGACCTCCCCATTTCTGGGGAGGTCTTTGAATTGTTGCTTACTTTCCGTAAGATCAGAAAGCAGTGTTACCGTGGAGGTTCTGCAAGTTGGTCAAACGGTAGTATTGGTTCAAACCAGCAGTCAAGTTATCTGCATCTGGAGCCTTAGTAGTGTTGTTGAGAACGAAGGGGTTAGCAACTACACCATAACGGGTCTTGAACGCAATACGGGGTTGGAAAGTGTTGGGATCAACTGCACGTACCATTTGTAGCGGAACGTATGGGCAGTAGAAGAGACCAGCATCGTATGGTGATTCACCCTTATAGCCAGCAACGAAGAAGTTGACGCCTAGTGGTGAATATGGATCGATGTAGACCTTGATCTTGCCACTCAAGATACCTGCAAAGTTGCTTTGAGTATCATCAGCGTTCAATTGTGGAGCAATTGCTGGGCTGAGACTCATGAAACCAGACATGGCGAGGGCTGCTGCGGTATCGCTATCGCAGATGATGAAGTTACCCTTACCACGACGAGTTTCCTTGGCGATTGCATTGCATTCACGTTCAATTTGGAAGCTAAGACCACGGAAACGTTCGGCAGACCAACGACCATCGGTGTCGAGATCTACGTCATAGTTACCATTACCTGCACCAGCCAAATCTTTTTGTTGTGAACCAGACTTAGCAACGTAATAAATGGTCTTAACGATTTCACGATTGATTTCGGCAAGAATTTCAGTGCTAAGTAGGTTAGCCAACTCTGCTTCGGCATCGAGACCGTGAACGGCCTTGAGGTCTTGAGCAAGTTCAACTGTATAGTTGCTGGCCAGTGCGCGTGTACGGGCTTGAACTGCAACACGGTCAATGCTGAAGTTCATTTGGTTCCATGATGCATAAGCTGCACCACCTGCACCTGCAGCACTACCGATACCTTCACCGTAGTTGGTGAGAATACCGCGAAGAGCACCCAATTGTGCAGCGGTAGATGTTACACCTGATGTATAGTTCCAACCAGCAGAGTTACCCCAGCCAGCAGTGATTCCACCGAATGCGCCCAAGGTCCAACCGCAACCACCGAAGGCGGCTTGTGGCTCTTGGAACATGGCTTCGGTATAAGCATTGCTCGAATAAGAACCATTTGCACCAGAGAAGCCGTAGTTAGCACGCATGGCGAAAATTAGACCAGTGGGGGCAGTCATTGGTTGAACGCCGCAAATATCATATGCCATTAGATTTGGCATAGAACGGCGAATCAATGAGATGAGGACTGGATCGTAACCAGAAACTTGGCCAGTGTTGTAACCGGTTGAGGTGGCTGGACCACCGAGGTTGCTGTTACCACCCATATCTTCGTAGAGGTGTTGTTGACGAAGGGCTTGCTCTTGGTTCTCGAGAAGAACGGCAGTAACCTTCTTACGGTAATCGTCTTTGATGGAAGGGAGAGCCTCGTGATCTAGTACGGGATTCCACTTCTCAGTCAAAATATCATATGGCGTATTGTCTTGAAATTGCATTGTAGTTATATCTCCTAATGAGTTAAAATTATTTAGTAAAGTGAATTTTTAGACTTTTTTGTTTAGTCTACCTAAGGCTCCAGCATATCCCTCTACGAGGGTAGTTGGAACTTGTTTTACGGGTGAGAATGTTTGTTCGGGCTCGACAACGCGAGTTTGAGTTGGACGGTTTCTGAGGTAATTTTCACGAATAGCAACGAGTTTTTCGCGGTATTCCTCGGGGCTTCCAAAATTAACATTTTCCATCAAGTTTTGCAACTTGGAAACTTGTGTATCAGCGAGATCACGTGTTTCAGCTACAAAGATGCCTGCGCACTCTGTCAAGGAAACTTCTTTGCGAAGTTCCATGTTTTGCTTGAAGGATTCGTTTAATTTGGTTTCAAGCTCTCTGTTTTGGGCATAAAGTTCATCTAGAACATTATACTTCTCTGCAGGAACATCAATGTAGTGATTCTCAAAAAGGTTCTTCAATCCGCTGATGAAGTTTTCAGCGATTTGAGTCTTGATTCCTTGTTCGACTGCTACTGCATTGTCGGTCATCCATTCTTCGACAACATAGTCTAGATAGTCATCAACCTTTTCTACCAAAGATTCGGTAACATTGTCGAGATAGGTCTTGACGTTGGAATCAACGCCTTCTACGATTGTTGCAACAGTATTATTTACACGATCAGTAACAGCAGCCTCAAAGATGGCTTCTAGTTGGCTGACCAAAGAAGGGTCTACATTTTCACCTAGAAGAGAAACTAGAGCGTTTCTAAATTCTTCTCGGGCTTCTTCTAATTCTTCTTCATGTTCTTCTGCTTCGCCACCTTCAGCGGCATTGTGTAAAGTTGCTTGGTCTACACCTTCACCCTCGGCAGTATCTTTATATGCAGATGTTGCTGCTGCACCCGGAGCAGTTCTTTGTGTCACTGGAACTCCTTGTGCATTAAGAGAAGATTGTACACTTGGAACTTGAGTTGTATCGTATGGGGCTGGAATGAATGACGTTTTACCAGTCATGTCATAAACACCCTTTCCAGTTGCATCAACTGGGGATTTTAGTTGTCCGCCCATTTGTTGGGTCTCTGAAATCATATTCTTTTTTGTATTTTTCATATTAAAGGAATCCTTGTAAAATATTTAGTAGTTTTTAAAATTAAGGAATATTGTAGCCCATGCTACGATATCTCTTTGCTGTTTCTGCAGTTTTGGCTGCTTGTATTGCTTTGTTTTGTTTGCTTTGCAAACTAAAATCAGTTGGATTTGGTTCTTCTCTCTGAGGAACAATCAATGGTGTAAATGGCTTACCAGCACCCTGTGCAGCCAAAGCATTTTGAGCATGTCCAATATTTTTAAAGTTTGCATCGAACCAATTGGCTCCAGAGACATCAGACAAATTTCTTAAAGCGGCCCCCATCAAATTGGGGAATGGAGTTACGGCACCAGAAGCAACTAGTTTGGCAGCATCACCTAAAATAGGAACATTTTCAATTCCGGGAATATGTTTTAAAAGTTTTGCACCAGCATACCCTGCCAAATTTCCGGCCACACCAAGAGAATCTACAGTATCAGCCAAAGCCCCCAAACCCTTTCCGGCTGCGTACATAGCCGCATAACTGGTTGGATCGGTTTCTATTGGAGATTCCTCTTCATTTGGTTTTTTCTTTTTTGATGGATTACTTGCATCCATTCCGGTTCCAGCACCACCACCCGCTTCCATCAATCCAACAACTTCTTTATAGAATTCCGAATTAACATCCGAAGTTGAATGTTTATTCAAAGATTCAATCAAGTAATTTTTTGTGTGTGGAAGTAGCATCTGATTTATCAAATTTTTCTGAAGTAATCGTTAAATACTTTAACGATATTCTTGTTGAGATCTCTTTTTGAAGAATTGTGTATAAGTCTTCTGGCTGCTGCTGCTTCACGTTCTTGCCATGTTCCTTCTACGAACATCCATTCTCTACCTTCCATTATTCCGTTTACGAATGCATTTGGAGCAGATGGATCTGCAACGATATCTACGGCAGCAAGCATGAAGTCTTCTTGAACTTCTTGATAACCATTCTTGGATTTCAGTGAACCCATACCACGGGTAGATACTCCTAATTGTGCACCTTCTTCAATAAGGTTTTTTACAATTTTACCCATTGGTGTATCCATAATTTTGGCTTTACCAAAAATGGTGTTACCGTCTTCATGTAGTTCTTTGATAATGTGAGAAACACGATCAAGATTAACTGTCGGTCCAGTTGGATGGTTCAATTCACCAAGAGCGCGACCTTTATCAACATACTCTCTGATATATCTTTTGCATTCATTTATAAGAATACCTTGAGGATATACTCTTCCGTTGCGGTTCTTTACGCTGGCTTGCATAAAGACACCTTCGATGAAATATGCTTTTTCACCGTTGCCGACATTCTCTTTGATGTACTTTATATCTTCTGTTAACTCAGTGATCAGCTTCATTTTTGTTCTTTCTTGGACATAATGGAACTGGCAACAGTCTTGTATTGTTCTTGAAGACGTTGTGCAACTTTTCCGTATAGAACTTTGGAGGTGTTATCCTTGAAGTTGACGGCGTTTTCTTCGATTACTTGCTTAATCATTTGACGGATGTTATTTTTCATAGTAAATTCGTTACTTTCTTTGAGAATGAGATGTGTTCCTTAAATATGCCGCCATCTGTTAGAATCTCGGAAACCATTTTCTGTCTATTTGTTGGATTTAAAGATTCAAACAATTTTGTCAATAACTTTATCTCAGATTCTGTAATATTTATATTAGATCCATTTTTAAAGGTATAAGTTCCCGGATTAAATGTTTTTATAAAATTGATGAAATCCGCTACCTCTGGGGTATCTTGTGTATATTGTTCTCTAAACAATAGTTTCTTATTGATTTCTAATCTGGTTTCCTTCACAGTTTCATCTAGTTTGATTGCCAATGCTTGGGTTATATTTTGTTTGAAAAATTCTCCATTTTCAGACAATAATCCTTTTATTCCATGTTTTAGCAATACTTCTGTGATATATTTCATGATTAACCTGTTTGTTGTTGGCCACCTTGACCTGCTTGTGCAGCCTGTTGCGCCGCCGCAGCAGCCTGCTCTTGTGCAATTCGTTGACGATCAGTAGCCATTTGTTTTTCAAGTTCTTGCAAGTCTTCTGGTGGATATTTGAGAATATTTTTCTTAACATATTCAGTTGAAAAATATTTACCGATGTATGGTTCTACATAACCAAGCATCTTTAGGCGTTCAGCCAAAATTTCAGATTCTTTCAAATCCCAGAAATAATTGTCTGTATTGAATACAAACTTGATATCTGATCTGAGATGGATCCAGTCTTCATCGGTCATCACGCCTTTCAACAACAACTGAACGCGCAAAGCATCCAAGAAAAGTCTGGAAAATTGATATCTCAATCTGTCAATGAATTTATAGAATTTAATTTCTTCTCTTGTTATTTCTGTTGACCGTCCCATATTGAAACCATTTGTTTCTGGTTGCAAACGACTCAATGGAACATTCAAACTTCCATATAATTTTTTCTTGAAATATTCCGCATCTTCAATTTGCGAAAGAGATTGTGCGCCGGGTAAGGTTGTGATTTCGGTTCCTCTTGAACCTTCACGGCGAGGCAACCAATAATCTTCCAAAACTGAAAGATATTTTCGTTCATCACGAACTTCACCTGTATCTTGGTTATATGTGAGTTTTGTGCGGAATCTGCTCATCATATCACGCATATATTGTTCGGCTTTTTGTTTTGGTAATTGGCCAACATCAACGTAAAATACGCGGCGTTCTGGTGCACGAGCAATTCTATAAACCAACAAAGCATCTTCCATCTGTCTCAACATGTTTAGTGGACGAATGGCTTTGTGCAAATATCCTAAAACTCTTTTGCTATTTAAATCTACCAATCCCGAGGGGACATATACAACGCTATCCAAAGATAGATGGAGACCCTGAGGTCCAGTCATTACATATGATTCTTTATCGGTATTTGTATAAACATAGTATTCTTCTATGTCTTTTACAACTTGCAACACTTGATTGCTGTTGCCCTTATTGTGTTCTTTATTTACTTTTCTTACCTTTTTGATCTTGAGAGGATCAATTGGAATGATATCTTGAATTCCTTCACTTGGAAGATCTTTATTTATTACTATGTTATAATAAATTTTAGAATCTATGTACCAACGTCTAAAAATTTCATATGATTTGTGATTGAAATCCAATAAATGCAAAATGGTTTCAAACTCTTTGTATATTTTTGTTTTGATATTATCTGAAACTGGACAATTAGATAAATCCAATTTTACTGGCTTATGGTCTGTTCCCGGTACGATTGCTGCGTTGACAATCTCATCGATTGCATTATCAAGTTCGGGATATACAGACATATTTCTGTATTGAATGATTGATTGCGTTTCATCACGCATCATTGCGCCATAATCTAGCGCAGTTCCAAAGAAACCACCTGCCTCGATGGTAATTGTACCATCATAAACTTCAGGAGCGGTAAATGCTTGTACCGAAACTTCCTGTTGATTTACCTTCTCGGTTTTTTTCTTTCCAAATTGAAATCCAAATAAATCTAATTCCATTTTTCACCTTATCGTTTAGTAATATTCGTTATTTCGACATAATCAAAAACCACAATAACGTTAAAACTATTTAACGTATTTGGATTACCCATATTTAGGGTTATTTGTTGAATTCCAGCCGGCCAACAACCATGTAAAACAAATTCTTTTAATGGGTCTACATTTCCATTTAGATCTAAATGTTGTATTTTCCAATTGTCTGCTTTATAGTTTCTGGCATCCAAATTGCTAATATTTGTATCATGATTGTTTATATTATCATGCCATTTCTGCAACTGTCCCCAGATATTATTGCTTCCCGTATCATCCCATGCAGTAAAAGACCAAGTTCCATAATCACGTTCACCGGGATAATGAAATTTTCTTCCAAAATAATCATATGAAATTGTTTTGGATGCTGTGTTTGGAATTGTTGCTGCTCTTACATGAAAGTCAGTAAATTGACCTCCGGTGGGAAAAGTTCCTGTAATTCTAAATCTATTGGCTCTTGTTCCACCAAAGAAATTGTTCTTGAAATCATTAAGCATGGTAATTAACTATTATAGTTATCTTGAATTTTGATATAATCAAAAGTAAGGGTTGTGCTGAATCCAACAAATCCCAACTCAGTCATGCTCAAATTTATTTCACCGACAACAGATGGCCAACATTTATATAATGTAATTGTCTTTAAAATGTTTCCGTTTGAATCTAATTGTTTTACCAACCAAGTTGTTTGCAACTTGGTAAAAGAATAATCATCATTATCAACAGTATGGTTTATGCTACCATCCATCAATTCAGTCCAAGTCTGCATTGACTTCCACAAATTTGTGGAGTTGTTGTCATCATACATACCAACAGCCCAAGTACTATATTGACGATCACCTGGAAAAGTTACATTTCTTCCTCTATATGGAACTATAATTGTGTTTATTTGAACAGCAGGCAACGAAGCAGAAACCATTTTGAATGAAGCATCATTCTGTGTATGGGGCACTTTACTAGGCCATTCTGGAACAACGATAAATCTGTTGGCTCTTGTACCGCCATTAAACCCATTCTTAAAATTAATTATTGAGTTTGTATTTGCCATTATTGTGAGACGGTTACTGTTACTTCAAAACTATCCAAACTGAGTATTGGTTGAACAACTACAGTCATAACCAGTACGCTGCTTTGATCTGTGTTATTAGTGCTATCACAAATTATTTGTGTATTTTGTGTAAATATAAATTGTGAATATTTGCTTATAGCAGTTTTAATTTCAGATGTTACATGCGATCTTGTCGTAGCATCATTTGGTTGGAAAAGATATTTCAATCCAATTGTAGTCAGATCGTTGTTGATTGCTGATTTAAGTTTTGAAACGCCAATTCTATCTTCTTGGACAATTGTGGAATTTGCTGTTGCACCTGTTAAATCAGCACCTAAAAATTGTGGTAAAGCCGTTGGATTTACAAAGAAGTTTACTCTGTTTGTTCTCAGAGCAGTTTTTATTGAATTACTCCACTCTATGGAGTTACTGATCGTTCCATTCAATATGGTTGAAAGATTTAAACCGGCTACACTTAGGTATAAAAGGTTTCTGTTTTTAGATCTAGCAAAGAAGCCACCAACATCTCCTACAGCAGGGATACTGTAGGTAAGTTTGCTTCCACTTACTAAAGTAGTTGTATCTAGGTTTGTTACAGTTTTTATTCCATACACATTAAAAATTCTATTCGCTACTGTTGTTCCTGATACTAAAGTGCTGTCGCCAAACAATGTTGCATAATCTGCCATGGTGTAACCATTTCCGGTTACACCCGCGCTATCGGCGCCAGATGGGAAAATGCCTACACTATATTTTTGATTGATTAGCCATTGTGCTAATGCAGTTGTCCCTTGTTGTCCTATGATTACATCTAACTTATTTGTTGTGATATTTTGATATAAATCAAATCCCGTTGTATCTGGAGCCACAACAAGAGTACCACCGTAAGCCAAATAATTTATAGCATGTAAGAAATCTGTTCCTATTGATGTTGGTGCCAATCTTACAACATTATTTACGGTACCGGTATTCAAGAATAGACTATATGTGCCACCTCCACCCGATGTTCCAACCAATGCATATGTTATCCCACCAAGTTTATTTAAATCTCCAACCAAATCTTGTGGGTTAGTATAAACAATATATGGATCGTAAGTATTTCCTTTTTGTGGTGTGTATTTGTATCTTCTAGAATAAATCAACCAACCAAAAAGGCCACCGGGGTCATTTCCTGCCGATCCTGATGCCCCGTTAAAGGTTATTCCGGCATATGCAGAGCCTAAATCCATGCCCGCCAACAATTTGTTTGTTGTGCTTTCTGATGAATATTGACTTGAGTTGATAAAGGAGCTAAGTGATGGCATTTAAAATCCTTGGTATTTTGAAATATTTAGCATTCTTATGCAGGATACCAGACAACACCACCCTGTACAAACTCCTCTCCGTCATCTCCATTTTTTTCCTGCGGCATTATCAAAATATTGTCATCTTCCGGTTTTATTGCTTCTTCATAATTAAATTTTGACTGTTCTATCAAATCTGCAAAGTAATCTTGGCGAGTTAACCAAGCAAAAAATACCAGAGTCATTGCCAAATCATCGTGGTGGCCATCTTCGGCCTTAAATGTATTGGACTTCGATACAAATGACATCAATTCGGAAATAATTCTTTCATCATTCAATAAAATTTTATCTTCTTCGATTAATCTTTTCAAAATAGCACAACCAATTTTTTTGGTTTGTGCCGTTGTTCTGATTCCCATTTCATTCTTGCCAATACCACCAAACCCTTGGGACAAAACTTGTCCTTTTCTTCCCAAAACTTTGGTCATCAATACGTTATCATATTCTAAATCAGTGTGTAATATCCCAGAAACCTGTCCACCAAGATCATTTGTCTCTATTAATACGAATGCATTATTGTATGATTTGGCATAAGAATGTATTACTGTTGGAAAATGAAATGGACTTATTACGTTATTTCTATATGTGGCAACTACTTTATAGGGAGTAGATGTTGCATCTATTATGGTAAATGCAGAATAATCTGCTCCTTGACCACGTGAAACGTCGGCCTGAAGAAAGTATGTTTTATCTTTTTGTGGAGTTTCAAAAATTCTATGTCCTTCTGCATTTTCGGAAATAGGTTCTTCGCCAGCCAAAACATTTAATTTACTGGTTGATATTAAAGTATTAGAAGATCCTAAAAAACTACAACCATATTCTTGTTCAAATTGTTCTGGACTCGTATTGGCAATCTGTTCTTCCGCCCAAACATCATCTCGTTTAGGTCCACCTGGGGTAATAGGAACATCCCGCCAACTTACTTCAATCGGTACGAATTTATTCTTTTGTTTATGTCCTTCTGGTCTATTTGCATCAATCCATAATTTATGAAAATGATTCATTCCATTTGGCGTGGAAACTATTATTAATTTTGTCGTCATACCAGCCGAAATGGTTGGATATGTTGATGAATAGAATTCTTCTGCTATGTGGGATGGCAAGAAGGCGTATTCGTCCAATAGAAGTAAGTTGTAGGAGCCACCACGGATTGCTGAGGACGATGTTGCATCGCAAACTACTCTGGACCCATTTTCTAATTTAAAACTCGTCTTATTCCATTCTACAACTCCTTGTTGTAGAAACTGTGGTAAATTTTCATAAGCCAATTGAAGTTTGGCAAACAATTCATCTTTTGCGGTTTTCAATTTATTTGCCAAGATTGCTACATTTACACTCTGATTGAATGTGACATAATGGCAAATATACCCAATTACTGATGTAGACTTTCCTGACTGTCTGGGCCATTTAGAAATAACAAATCTATTTTTGTGAATTTCTTTCACAAATTTTTCTTGATAATCGTACAACTTGAAGGGCATAACGCCTTTATCAAGAGTTTTTACTTTTACATATTTGCTGCAAAAATATACCGGATCATTTGCACACTTAATATACTCCTCTAGTTCTTCTCTTGTGTATTGAAGATTGACTCCGGGAGGTTTTAATTTTGGATTATTTCTATAACCTAGATTATTGTTTTGGTTCATTATTCACAACCTCAGCATCAATCACCTTTTCTGTGCTTCTATCTTTATTTAAGAGGTTTTGGAGATCTTTAGTAGAACCAACAAATACGGAATTGTTATTCTGAGTTACTTTGGTTGTATTTGTTGCAGTAGTATCTTTGGCTTTTTTATGTACATCTAAAACATTATTGTTTAAGTCGGCCATTGTTTTTAATAATATTGCTACAACTTCAAATGCTCTTGGGCTATCGGATTCTGTTGCAACTTTAAGAGCGCTTTCGAGTGCCACATTTCCATTTCCAATAAGATCTTTGAGATTTGATTGAACCAACTCATAATCTTTTTGAAAGTTATTTGCATCAAAAGTTCCACCAGAAATTGTTTTTGTGGGAGAACTTTTGTCTGGTTCGACATCGAATAGTTTTGCTAAATTTTTATTGAGATTCATATATTAAAAGTCAAAAATTATATTAGAACTGCTGCTTGTTATTGTTGTGGAATTCTGTATTTCACCAAATATCCAAGCCTTGGCCAAAAATTGAAAAGAGACTATGTTTAGTCTTCTAGAAGAAAAATCACCTTCATATTTTTCTGTTATATTATTACTAATCATAACAATTGGAATTTGTACATCAGATTCGACTTCATTCATGTCCAATTTTATGATATGTTCTGGAACAAAGTATGGCATTATCTGTTCCATTATTTGAAGAAGATCGTCTGTGTGTCTGGTGTATGCGGATAAATTAAAAGATACGTTTACAGGTATCTGAGATTTAATTTTACTGCCATTAGCCTGACAATTTCCATTACCGTCGCTTTGATTTATTACTGGAGTAAATCTTCCAAGTCTTCTGGATGGATCTGGTGCGACACTATTCATTATAAAACTAATGATAGGAACTTGAATTTCTATGCGCGTTCCTTCTGTTATTGATGAAGGTTGCAATAATCTTTGTATAAATTTTTCTTGTGGAGCATAATGAATAGGAACACGTATATTAAATGGATTTCCCGTGTCTGGATCTGTGTGTGCAATTTCTATGTTGCTAAAAAGCGAACCGAAACCCACAACCAGTTTTCTTAAATTGTGATTGTAAAAATAGCCAAACATTTATTTCCTTTTTAGTTACAACTTGTATCTGATGCACATTCATTGAACGGATTATCCGGATCGAAACCGTAACTGTTTCCTTCTTGTTTTAGATCATCGTTTATGCCCATTGTAGTACCAAGTATATTATAAAGTGGTATTACAGTAGACCCAGACATTCCCCTTGTAGATGTATATGGCACGTTTATGTCAGTATTGATTGTATCGATCTTTTCATAACTGTAAGTGAACAATTCTGCAGTTATTTGATATGAATATAAACGGCCCAAAGGATACAAAGGATTTTCGTGTTCTACGAAGTTAATTTCAAAAAGTGATTTTGATAATGGAAAATAAATTAAATCACCTTCACGGGGTCTTATTAAAGTTTTATCGTAAACTGTTACCTGTTCTTTGAATCTTCGTCTGGCCATTAACAAAGAAATTTTATCTTTTATTTCGAGGCCAAATTGTGAAATAACATCAGTTCCTTCAAACCCTTTATATGACTGAATATACATTTCAATCTTATAAGTTTTTTCAAAAGATGTAGCGGGATCTTCACCGAACAATTTGTCAATATGAAAATATATTCTGGGAACATAATAACAATCTTGACCCATACCCTGAATCAATTCAACAGTGATATCTTCCACAAGCCTTTGTTCTGGACCAAAACTAGTTAAATTGATATAAGGATTTGTTGCCATGTTAACCTATTTGCATATCGACTGGCAGTTCTTGCGTCTTGAGCAACATCGCTTCTATTGCTTCCAATTCTCTTACGGCATCCTGCATCATTGCACCAGCATTAATTTGGGCTCCACCGGGAAGTGGTATACCAGCAAACTTCATCAAATTTTGTGCCCATTGTTTTTTCAACAATGCGGCATAATGGCGTTGAAATATACGATCATCCCAGACTTTTGGATAATATTCGGGATTAATACGAACATATGCTTCAACCATTAAATATGCAGTTTGAAATATTGATGTTTCTGTTTCTATAAACAGTCTTTGTGTCGTGCTTGTATACGTAAAGGCACTAGGATAATTAAAAAGGTCGTCGATTGTTGAAAGATATGTCATGGCTTCCATGTAAGTAGCCAGAGGTCCTTGTGCCAAACCACCTTGATTGAAATATAAACCAAAGAAATCAAACAAAGTCATTTGATATCTCAAATCAAACATGTAATCGCCAACCAAATTACCTGGTCTATATACCTGTGATATTGTTCTTATATCATTAGCTGTAGGCCAATAAGCAGTCATCCCAGTTTCCGAAGAAGTGACTAATTGTGCACCCATAGCATATCCAAATTTAGTAACATCAAAATATTTGTTTACTAAAGTTTCTGGGGTTACTGGAACTATAAATTGGCATCGTTCATTAAAATTAAAATGACGCTCAAACATATACTCCAAAGATTCATCTAGACGATCTTGGGCTTGTTCGGCATCTACGTTTATTTGAATAACTGGTGCACCCAGTTTTCTATAAGTAAAATCAATGAAATCTTGTCTTGTACTGATGGCCATACAAATATTTATGAATTCTCAACAATTTTATTTACTTGAGAAATTAATCTTTCTTTTTCCTCACTGTGGCCAATAGTAACCTGAATAAGGTTTATGGATTCTGGATCCATAGATTCTATTTTTTCTTTTCTTGCTGCAATTTCAATTGGTTTGTAATTTGGATCGTAGTTGCTGAATCCCGGCATTTTTAATGGGCAATTTAAAACGGGATAGTCTAATTTGGAATATTCATTACCGGAAGCAATCAGCCAAGTATGGTTCTTGTCTCCACATCCACATTTTCCACAATAATGTTTAGACTTATCTACATCGCTTCTTCTTAAAAATGGGCATGATGTTTCTAAACCAGCACCACCAAAACAAGACAAAACTCTCAATTGTTTTGTTGGAATATCCGTTTTATTATTGCCTAATCCCCTAGATGCTAGAGAAGCGGCGAACATGATCATTTTTTGAAACATAATAAATTAAAAAGTAGTATAATTAACGCTCATACCTGCAGGAACAACATATTTTTCTAAAAATGGTTTATAATTTGCAAAATTGGTTGAAGATGCTGATGCTATTTTAATTTCAATTGTGCAGTATGTACCACTGTTGACTATAACATCGGTCCAAGCAAATCCTAATAGTGAACATATCAAATATTTGATTGCTTGTGGTGTACCTTTTATATTAAAATAATTGGAATCAGATTTTATTAAAAATCTTCGTATATTTGGTAGTATTGGATTTAAAACGGCACCACTAAAATCTGCATCAGGAAAATAAAAATCTGCCAAGGCTTCCAAAAATACGGTATTGGTAAACAAAGGAACACGAATGTTTTCCCAGTTCAATTGTGCACCATATCCATAATCTTGGCTTAACAACCATCTCATGTAATTTTTAATTAATGGAACGATTGCAACATTATTTGGATTGGATTGATATGCTTTAATTATCCACTGCGGAAACAATGATTGGACAGTCAATTCATCTGCCAACCAAGGTTGTGATATAGGGCCATAGTAATCGCTACCAAGATTTGACGAAGCCTGCTCCGACATCAAAATCATCTTGGTGTTAAGTGCAATTAATTGATTATTTAATAACGTTATCATGGAGTATAAACTAATCTAATTCCCGCAACAGTTCTAGCATTCAAATAACTCATCAACGACGTTTGGCTGTCCGAAGACAAACCACTGACGTATATATTTACCACACCGGGCAAACAACAATCATTTTTTACAGTTATTAATGTTGGATCGGATGTTCCGCTAATACCAGATCCTAATATTGCATTAACAAAATCAGAAATTGTTGTACAACGATCCTGCCCAGTTGCATTGAAAAGCAATTTATATCTTGCCTGAGATACAGAAATCTCGTCATAACCACCAGCAGGTATTTCACTTGTATTGAATTGAACGTCAGTTCTGGGAGTTATAGAAGCATTATTTCCATTTGAACCATCAGAACTTATTGCTTTTATCAAAACCGTGCTTGATGTGGTAAGAGTTTGCGCTGTTGGAAAATTGTTTGTAACAATATATCCTTTTGGTCCATTTATGACAGTGAAGGTTTTTTGATTTCCAGCAAGTCCGGTTGAAGTTTTGTCAACTCTAGTCCATTTGTTTACTGTACCGGAATTTGTAACCGTTTCATAAAAAGTAACCGTTCTGGGATCTATGCTATATGGTAGTTCGCAAGATTGAGTTTTGTAGTCGTAGTTGGTAAAACTTAGTACTTGGGTTCCGGCATATAAAGTTATGCTAGTGCTTGTGCTCGTTGGTACGGTATCAATATTGAAGAAAAATGAACTTGCATTTCTGCTGGAAGTTGCTTGAAAACTGGTGTAATCATACAAAGTAGCACCAATTGGTGTGACAGTCCTAGTTGTGGTAGCACTCTGTATTGGTGCAATTAAAATTGAATTATTTGCTGCAATACCTAATAAACTTTGCATCAAAGTTGTAGTTGTTGCAAATGAATTTACATAACCAAATTGTGCATAGATTCCATTATACGCAGTAACTGTTGCTAAAATGTTTATTAAAAGATTTGTTGTGCTTGCTGTATTTGTAAAATCTAAATCAGATAATTCTGGTTGTGCTGATAAAAAAGAAATTAAAGATGATTTTATGTCATCAAAATCCAAAGAAGCAACATTAAGATTTTTTAATTGATAAGTCATTATATTTCAACCTCTACAAAGGTGGTGGAATTCATTTGTGATGATAAACCATCACTAACAGAATATATTATCATAAACTGAAACATAGTCTGAGATGTATATTGTGTAAATACCCTCACATTATAAATGTGTGGAATTGCTGATTGTATATAAGCAGCCATGGATGTTTGCATTGCTGGAAGATCAGCCTGACCAGAGAATATATAAGAAAAATAATTTGATCCCAAATTCATGTTTGAAACCAACTCACCTTTTTGTGTTTTACAAACAACTTCTATATATTGAGCGTATGCATTGAAACCGCTAACCAAACCAACATCCTTTTTGGTTGTTGTTGAACTTATTTTTTCAAGAAGAATTGAAAAATCTTTAATCGGCATCTTAATATTTAGTTCAAGGATAATATGGTGCGTTTGCAATCCCGGTATAATCTCCTGCAATTTTTGATAAAGCCAATGCAGTTTCGTGTGTACCAGAACTTGTGAATACGTGTTTTATTCCTGTAATATAATATACATCATTTAAATAATTTGAAGTTTTGGAATATGGATAACCACTTATACCATCTAATCTCAAACGTACAACCTGTCCAAGTTTTAAATTGAAATCTCCTGCTACAGTAACATCTATTTTTCTTCCATATTGAAGAGCATCTGCAAATTCAGCTCTTTTTACTGGAGTTTCTACTGGAGTATTCCAAAAAGAAGCAACATTCAATCTTAATTTTATATAAGCCTCATATTTTGGTTGAACGTCTGGGCAAGTACAACTATATGGTGCTTCTGGGGTGCCCCAAAGACATCCAAGCCATTCATCACCGTCCGGGAATCTACTTTGGATTGAATCGCATTCGGTATCCGGATTTGTAAAATACATATCATATGGTTTAAATACATTCATGTCTGGTTTGGATGCTGAACCAGTCCACAACGTGTATCCTTTAAACCCCGATGAAATACCACCACTTATTCCTGCAGGATCCGTGTAAAAACCTATTGCCGTAGCAATATCTTT